GTGTACTCCCATGCCTTCCAAGGTCCTGGTGGTTGGTACATCGAAAACTCCCTGACTACACTCAACGATAAGGATCCAGTTGGTGAAGTCAATCGCCGCTTGTGGAACAGCGGTGCTGATGAGGACAAAGAAACTGCTCGTAAGCAGAAGCGTAAGCTCTCTTACTACAGCAACATCTATGTCGTGAAGGATCCTAAGCACCCTGAGAACGAGGGTAAAGTATTCCTCTACAAGTATGGCAAGAAGATCCACGATAAGATCCTCGCTGCGATGCAACCTGAGTTCCAAGATGAGGAACCAGTAAACGTCTTTGATCTGTGGGAAGGTGCTAACTTCAAACTGAAGATCAAGAAGGTTGCAGGTTACTGGAACTACGACAGTTCTGAGTTTGATAATGTCTCTGCTCTTAGTGCAGACGATGATGAACTCGAAGCAACCTGGAAGTCACAGCACTCTCTGGAAGCATTCACTGCTAAGGAGAACTTCAAGTCCTATGAGGATCTTGAGCGTCGTCTGAACATGGTGCTTGGTATTGGGCAACGTCCTGTTACCCGCCCTTCTGTTGATGATGAAGAGTACGAACCAGTGGTAACGACTGGTGGTTTCAACGACCCTGACATCACTGGATCTACACCTTCTCCTGTGAAGCAGGAAGCAGTTGTTGATGATGACGATGCACTATCATACTTCGCACGTCTTGCGGAAGATTGATGGGCAAAGTGCTAAGAGTTATCTTGCACCCTGTTACAATCCTAAACCTAACTTTTGTTGGGACCTTAGGATTGATACAGGTAGTCCACACTAAAGCACATCATACTTTAGAAACTGATGTGCATGGTCATGTGCATCGAGCACTGAGAAAGAATCCAGAGTTGGCACGATCAGCTTGTTATGAACTTGACTAATGAAGAAAAAAGAAATGATCGAGGCACTACAGAAGCGTCTCGATCAGGTGGAGGCAGACAATCTAGTTCTCCTCACACGAGTAGCAAAACTAGAAACAAAATTCGACAATCAAATTTGTGAAAAGTGAAAAAAATATCCTGGCAAAATTTTACTAAAAAAGTCGATCAGATTCTTGCTCTTTTTAATCTAGCAGTGATATAATCATCACTCTTTTTATATCTATTTGTTTTTCTAAAGTCATCTACAAATGATATAAAATAATTCTCTTTGAGAATAAAAATCTCACGTTTTTTCTCATTTTCCATAGTGTAGTGCTCCATAACAGTAACAGATTTTGAAACTTCGTTACCATTTTTAGTAACGTAATTACCATCAGAGAAAAGGAACTTGTGTTGACCCTCGTAAAAGGTCTTGTCAACATGGGTTCCTTTTTTGTATTGTCCATAATCATATGTCTCATAGTGATGAATGGTTCCATACGGATCATCAAACTCTGATTCAATTAATTTTGACAACTCATAGTTAGATACGGGCCAATCAAACTGTGCATTAATAATATTATTTGATAGTAGCACTACCCAATCATACGTTTCATCACCATACACATTCTTTGCTACGTGTTCTGGTCTTTCTCTATCACCAATTTGATATAGATCAAAGAACACTGCGTTCTCGAAGATATTTTTGTTTAGTTCATATCTTCTAAAGAAATTTTTAGCAACGGTAATATCTTCTTGTGTGAATGGATACCCAATAGGTTTGATTGGATATTGTATATCTGGGATTAAAGAAAAATACATTAGTGACCTCCGTGCAGAGCTTTATTTCCTTGTTTGAATGTACTTGGTCCGACTGGTCGAATGTCTTCTCTGTACACAAGTTTGAGTTCTTTGAATGATAATCTTAGTTCAGTTGCAACAGGATAACCATCTCTTGTTACCACATATTGTCCATCAGTAGTGTAGTTAACATCAACACTAACTAATGCACATGTTTTATATTGTGGAAGGAATGGATGTAAACCTCCTCCCTGCATGAATGCAAACTTAACTACACTAGGAACAGAAATAAAACCAACTTTTGTTTCTGCTTTGCCTAATATATTAGCCGCCGCTCCTATAGGACCTGATGCTTTACGTCCTTGCTGTTTACCAGGAATACCAAACGAAGAGTGTAAGCACATTTTAAATGTTCTTACAATTTCAAAAATAATTTCTGCTTCAGCTTGGTTATTTGGAACCAATTTATATGTGAAGTCAATGGTTCTCATTTGTGGGTTTCTGAATAGCAGTTCAGTGTTAGGATTTAACACTACTCCTGCTGCTGACGAGAACAAATCATTTCTACTAAGTTGTTCGCCAGTTGCACTTGCAATTTGATTCCTAATAAAATCACCACCACCAATTTCTGGCATTCTTCCTACTGCATTCCCTGCATTTTCTACTTGACCTTGCAATGCTCCAATTACATTACCATCTCTCAGTGCCATACCACCTCTGATCTTAGCAACAGCTGTGTTACTAAAAGATTGATCAGACCACTCTGCTCCATATGTAGATGATACATCAGGTGGAACATATAATACAACTTGATTCAATTGAGTATCAACTTTTAAAGCACTAGTTGATCTATTATATTCTGAAAGGCTATCATACTCACCAGTACCCTCTCCTGTCAAATTTGCAGCAATACCTTGACCACCAAACGGTGGTTGATATCTAAAAAATTGGAACAGCATGTAATCTGTGCTTCCCAATATGGAATCGTTTGGATATCTCAGTGATGAATTGTGAGCATCGTTTCTATCGTTATCTCCTGTAATTGCTGGTGGTTTTACCGTAAATGAAATTGCATCAGGACCAATAATATCATCTTTTAGATCTCTAAGCGTTTGTTTGAGATCAGCAATTACATCTTCTAACAAATTACCAGCAGGACTATTCTCCATCCAAGTAATCACACCCTCTAGATCATCATCTAGACCTAGTGCTTTAGTTGGAGTTTTAACCCACCAAGGAAGTGCATCGAACCAATCGTTACTTTGTTTGTTCGGTTTTACTTCATCGTTGGTAGTAGTTTCCTCCTCTACCTGTTGTGCTACTGGTTTTGGATCTGCCATTATTTACTTTGACCCGTAATTTTATCGTAGAAAGCGTCATCTGTATCTTTCCATACAGTTCTTTTATCTATAGGAAAGGTTACACCATTGACACTTTTCACAAATTCCTCTGTTGGTATGAGAATAGCACTATCCCACTCTGCTTGAGCAAGGTCAATGTATACTCCTTCTTGGACATGGTTATGTAGGTATTTATGGAAACATGCTTTAGGTACGTCGATTCTTCCTTGTAATAATTTTTTGATAGCAATCATCCTCTTTTTTGGTGACAAATAGTGTAAATTTATTCCTGTAAATTCGCTACCCTTTGACTTGAGAACATATACTAGTGGAAATCTGTCGTAGTAAGGCAACCATCTCATTTTTGCCTGATACTCAAACATATAAAAATGTTTCTCTAATGTAGTATTGCGTAACTCATTGTTTGTTTGAGATACATCGGTACTACCTTTGTTATTAAAATTCTTTTGATATGCACCAGATTCTGACTTAACTGCTGCTCTATACCATTTTATAGATTTCTTTTGTCCTGAGCTTTTACTTTTTATTTTGTCAAATAGAGTTTGATATCCCTCTGGTATTTTATTTGTGGTTCTAATAGTTTGTGTAGAACCAAATCCTTTTGGCATTGTTCTATACTCCTAAATGGTCTTCGGTTAGTATTAAGAAGTTCATCTGCCTGTCTTCACAATACTCACGCGCTGCTGACCATTTAGTTTGGTTTTTGGCGTATGTTAAAGCTGCATTACGATATGAGGCAGTTCGTTTATTTTTCTCATTCGGTGGTTGTGTTTGTTTTTTGGGTTTTACTTCAATAATATATTTGGTGATGTTACCAGATTTTTCGCGAACTTTTATGTAGAAATCTGGATAATATCTTCTTATCTTACCATCAGGAGCTCTGTATGGTATAATAATCTCTTCACTACCCCACTGTAATATACTAGGGTTATTGTCACAGAACACCATGAACTTTCGTTCCCATAGCGACCTGTAAACAACATTTGTCGGGTTGCCACGGTACTTCTGAGGGTTTTTAGGTTTAAAATACCCAGAGTACGCCATAAATATAAAGAGACCAACATAGGTATTTAGTGTGTCTATAGACAACTTTTTAAAGAAGATCGGTAATAGAGGTGGTATTGCTTCAAGCAATAACTTCGATGTGCAGTTTTACTTAACACCAGAACTTAAAAAAGCGTTGGCATCGTATTTTATTGAAGAAGATATCAAAATTTTCTGTGATGAAGCACAGCTGCCAAACATTAGCACTGGAACTGGATCAATTACTGGAAGATACCTAGGTGAAAGTCAGGTAAACTATGCAACCAGTCGTGTCTTTAGCACATTTCAATTAGGTTGGATGTTAACTTCTGATCTACTTCCTCTGAAATTCATTCAATCATGGAATGATTATATTTTTGGAGAGAATATGTTGTCACAAAAACCAGGAAGTGGACTTGAAAGTATGCGAACTACTGATAGATTGAATGCAAAACGTCCAGTTCGATTAGCATATCCCGATGAATATAGATGCAACATAAGGATTACTAAAACTGAAATGGGTCCAGAAAGTACACAAGAAAAAGCACCAATCACTTATGTAATGGAAAACTGCTGGCCAGCAGAGGTTGATGCTGTTCCTCTTTCATATGGTAATACTCAAGTAGTTAAGTTCACAGCACAGTTCCAATACGAAAGACATTATGTTGTGATGAATGATACTACACAACAAACCTTTAAGCAGGTTGATACCCTCTATGATGAGAACGGACGATATATTGGTGTAAAATAGGAAATTTGTAAACTCAATTCCATGAAAATGGGAAAAAAATTCCCGCTAAATTTCGATTAAAAAAGTCGCACTAAATAATATTACTGAACGAGCATATTATGTCACTACCGAAGATTGGTTATCCTATTTCTAGTATTACTGTGCCTTCTACAGGCAAAAATATTAAAATCAGACCATTTACCGTAAAAGAAGAAAAGGTGCTTTTACTAGCATCAGAAGATGGGAACGAAAGTGAAATTAAAGATGCAGTAATTGACCTACTCCAAAACTGTATTACAAGCAGGGGAGTAAAAGTTGAAAATTTAGCATCTTTCGATTTAGAATACATTTACTTAAAAATCAGATCTGCCTCTGTTGGAAGCACAGTAGAATTTGTTGTTACCTGTAAAGATGATGGCGAAACAACTACAACTGTAACAGTAAATCTTGAAGATGTGGAAGTTGAGTTTCCAGAAGGTCATGATAAAAAAATCATGCTTGATGACAAAATCGGGTGTGTAATGAAATATCCTGGCATCGATACTTTTGTCAATGTTTCACTTTTAAAGAAATTTGAAGAGGATGAGGTAATTGACTTCATCGCAGATTCTATCGATCAAATTTTTAATGATGATGAAGTATTTGACAGTTCAACTACTACAAAGGAAGAGTTTAAGGAATTTGTTGAAAATATGACCAGGGATCAATTTGATAAATTTTCTGAATTCTTTGCAACTGCACCAAAACTATCTCATACTTTTAAAGCAGAAAATCCGAAAACTGGTGTTGTTAGTGAGTATATAATTGAGGGATTATCTAATTTTTTCGGGTAAGCCTCTTCCATATGACCCTAGAGGGGTACTATAAAACTAATTTTGCTTTGATCCAACACCATAAATATAGCTTGACGGAAATTGAAAATTTAATGCCGTGGGAACGCGATGTTTACACTGCATTATTGCAACAATATCTTGACGAACTTAAAAAAGCACAAGAAAGCTAATGGCATCAGGATCTTACGCAATTAAAGGTTTACAACTAGGAAACGGTAAAAAACGTGACCGTCTTGGGTGGAAAGTTGAGGCTGATAAACAAAGTGTTAAAAGGGGTGATATTGTCACCTTTACGATTACTGCTAAAAATGGCAAGTTTCCAGATGGCACAAAGAGAAAGTTTGTAATATCTGAAAATTTTTCTGAAGCAGATATTGTTGATGGTAAGATCGCTGGTGAATTTGAACTTGTAGGTAATAAAGCAACTGTAGAAATTGGTATTGAGGAGACATACGAAAAACCACAAAATGAAACTCTTAGGTTTGGTGTAACTTCTACTTTTGCCTCTGCATCTGTAAATGTAGAATCTGATGGTGGTGAAAAGGACTTAAAAAGATTAAGAGGTAGGGAACAAAAAAGATTACCTAGTAGACGAGAGCCTGTAAAAAGAGTAGTAGTTAGACAGTTAGAATTACCACCTGGAAAAGGATCTATTGTACCAAGATCTAGTGGAAGTATTACAAAAGGAGGCAGAAAAGCTTTACCTCCTGGTGGTCCTAGATTGCCTGGAACAGGTGGACCATCTATACGTATGCCATCCCGAACTGGTAGCGTAAAACCACAATCATCTGGACTTGGAGATTTACTTAATCAAGCTCAGAGTGGAGTTGGTGGTAGAGGTCAATACTTATCAAAACAAGAAAGAATTTCTGCATTTAGAAAAGCAAGAGTTCCTAGAGCATCAGCTGGCGTAAAACCAATCTCTTCTCTATCCAAAAAAGGTGGTGCTATTGGAAAGATTGGTAGTGCATTAACAAAATCTGTTGGTGGAGCAGCTACTAAAGGAGCTACTAAAGGAGCAGGTAAAGTAGTAGCAAAAGGAGCGGGTAAAGCAGTAGCAAAGAAAATTCCTGGCGTTGGATTACTAGCAGGTGCTGCATTTGGTATCGAAAGATTGTTGAAAGGTGATATTGTAGGTGCTGTTGGTGAATTGGCATCTGGCGCTGCTTCTACTGTTCCTGGTATTGGAACTGCTGTATCTTTAGGCATTGACGGTGCGTTGATGGCTGGTGATATGGTAGGAGGACAAAAAGCACTTCCACCAGCAAAATTCAAAAAAGGTGGAACAATTATTCCTGGTATGACAAACATGCCATTTAGTATGCCTGGATTGAATGGCATATTTAATGAACCTGGAAATCCAGAAGTCATGAGTATTCAACCTCTCAAACCATTAAAAGATGCTCTTGGCGGTGGTCTTATGAGTATGCTCCCTGGTATGGGTCCTCTGGGTATGCTTGGTGGTATTGGTTCTGCCGTTGGTGGTGGTTTAAAAAATATCTTTGGTGGTAAAGAAAAGGAATATAAAGGTATTGCGAAAGCAATTGGTGCAGAGATGGAGCGTAGAGGTATTGGTGATCCACTTGGTTTGAAAGGTGGTAAATCGTTTGGTAATAGTGTTAGAGACCTCTTAGACAAAATTCCTGGTATCAAAGATATCTTTGGTAAGCGTGATGGTGGTGGTAATACACAAGGTCAACAACAGAGACCTAGTGGACAACAACAGATGATAGGTGGTGCAAGTGAACAATCACTTACAGAAGCATTAATTGCTGGTGAAGAAGGAGTAAAAACTGAAGCCTATAAAGATAGTGAAGGTATTTGGACAATTGGATATGGTCAGACCACCATTAATGGTAGGGCAGTACAGCAAGGCGATAAAATGACTCGTGAAGAGGCATTAGGTGGATTTAGACAAAATATTAGTGAACATCAAAAGAGAGCAATTGCTCAAGTTGGGGAAGAAAGATGGGCACAAATGGATCCCAAGATGAGGGCAGTCCTAACATCCATTACATATAACTACGGAAGTATCCCAGATAGAATATTACCAGAAGCAAAATCTGGAACTTCTGAAGATCTTGCTACTGCAATGAACAAGTTGTATGGAGATAATCGTGGTGATCTAAAAGGTAGAAGGGAAAGAGAACAATCTATTCTTAGAGGAAATCTACAGGGATCTTCCGCTAATCCTACTAGATTAGATCAAGATTTTATGCCAGGTGGTCAATTTGCTGCACCACAGCAACAATCAAATCTTATCCCAATGGGTGGTCCTCAAGGAACAGGTCAAACTGTTGTTCTTGCTGGTGGAACAAATACTGCTAATGATCCTGTTAGAGCAGGAAGAGATATGATGAACACCATCAAAAATCTCAAAGCGAAGGGATATAGAGTTGTTGTAGTTCCACCTAATCAAAAAGAATATGGTAGAGCTTATAGTGCAATTAAATCTGCTGCTTCAAATGAAGGTGCAATTATAGAAGAAGGAGTTTACGAAACTAGAGATCCTGCTCATCTTACACCACAATTTGCAAGTCAACTTAACTCTAAGTATGCTGGTGCTATCTTCATGGGAGATAGTAATGCTGCAAGAATTGCTGGAGATCGTGGTTTAAAAAATGTTAGAAGAGAAGGTGCTGGAACTGGTGAAATCTTAAAGCAAGCACAGCAAGCGCAGAGAGCACCACAAGCACCTTCTGCTAATAATCAATTGAACCCAGGTGTACAGCAGATGAGTTACTCACCATCTGCTGCTGGTACACAAGCTGCATCAAATGCAGCAGTTCAACCACAAACACCAATGCAACCAACTGCTGCTCTAGAGGGTGCTGGAACATTCATTCAAGGTAATACTGGAAATTCTCGTGGACCTCACTTCCATATTGGACCAGAACAAGAATTGTGGGGTAAACCAGAAGGTAAAGCAGAAGTAAGACGTGCATCATTTAAGATCGCAAAGGCTCTTATTAATAAAGGAGAACATTTCTCGTTTACAAATGCAATGATTGATATTGATCCTAATAATCCACCTGATGATGCAACATTGATGAAATATGTTGAACAAGAACAAATAGCTCATGCTGGTAGAGATGGTGGTGGATCTTTTGGTGGTATTGATATTGCTGGAAAACCTGGATTAAGATTGCCTCTTGGTGTTTCTAATTACAAAGAGTCATCTACAGGATTTGGAAATACTGCAACGATTGCTGGAACTAGAGCATTTGTTGCACATGGTATGACTGGATCTGGTAATACTCCTGGTGCAAATGCTTTAGCACCTGGTGGAGCTCCTTCTAATGGTGTACAGTTGATGAGTAATACATCACCAGCAGCACCAGCAGGAAACCCTGAAGATTTCTTCAAGTTCGCATTTAGTTCTCAAGGAAGGGAAAGTTCATATACAGCACCACCAAACGCTGCACCAACTGCTCTATTAGAGGCATCTTCTAATACAGCGATGGCATCAGCAGGACCAAAAGTTGCTGTTGTGAACAACCCAGTTTCATCTTCAACCAACGTCAGTAATGGTGGTGGATCTCAATCTCAACAATCAAGTAGAGGTTCTGATATGTCTGATGCTGGATTACTAGCGTATATGGCTAAACAAAGATTATTAACCTTAGGAGCTTGACATGGCAGATACGATTCAATCACCTCAGGATTTTATTCTAAAGAAAGCATCAATATTTCTTGCTGGCAATAAAAATCCTACTGATATATCTGGTATGATATATTCTATTAATTACTTTGAAAATATTACGAGTCCTTATGTTGCAGCAACGATGATTATATCTGACAATGCTGGACTTCTTACAGGAAGTAAAGAAAAGAAGAGAGCTCCTTTACAAGGTTCTGAAAGAGTTGAACTTGTCATTAGACATTCATTTTCAGAAGAACCCACTGTCTATGTTTTTAGAGTTTGGAAAATTGCAAATAGAGTTTCTTCAAACAAAACTCAAGTGTATACTTTGGGATTGATTGCAGAAGAAGGATTGGTAAACGAAGCTTCGTTTATCTCTAGAACACTTTCTGGTAGATCTGAAAAAATTATTGATGATGTATTATTAAAAGAAACATTAAAATCTGAAAAAGAATTCTTTAGTGAGGATACTTTGTTTGAGCATAAGATGACAACATCTAGACATAGACCTTTTGATATTGCTGCTACTCTTGCTCCCAAATCTGTGAGACAAGAATCAAATGGAACAGGAACAGCAAACAACTCTCAAGGTTCTACTAAAGAAAAAGTTGAAGGTAGTGCTGGATATTTTTTCTGGGAAACTAATAAGGGATATAACTTTTTCTCTGTAGATTATCTTTGTGATAATAAAAATGATAAGGTAACAACTTGGGGACCGTACATTGAACAACATGCTAATCTAACTGATGATGAGGATACTAGAGATAGAATACAGGAAGCAAGTTTTACATCTGATGTAGATTTGATGAAATCTCTTAGAGAAGGTAAGTATTCTACATTAGTAGTATTCTTCAATCACTCAACAGGTCAGTATGAAGAATATGTTTATAGTTTAGATGAATCTTATGATAAGATGAAACATTTAGGTGGTCAAGAAAAAATGGAAGGTTTGAGGGTAACACAGGAAAAATTATCTGCGTTTCCAACTAGAACCATGAGCATTTATCTTGATCATGAAAGCTTTTACAATAAAACTGGTATCGCATCGCCTAATGATACTGATGGATCTACAGATGCATCTAAATTTGCTGATTGGCAGAAGTTTTATGCAACTCAATCATTGACAAGATATAGCATGATGAGAAATCAAGCAGGTATTATTGTAGTTGCAGGTAATCCACTAATATGTGCAGGAGACAGGATTGATATCAGAATTAGATCTAAGTTATCAGACAAAGAAATTGAGAAGCAACCATTTGATCTTGAGACCAGTGGACTGTATCTGATAGAAGAAGTTAATCATAGATATATGACTACAGCAGGAACGAACGGTGAGGTAACCACAACAATTAAGGTTATGCGTGACTCTTTCGGAATGAAAGATGAAGGATCCTTGCGAGATGAATCCTGATGTAGTATAATAAATACAGTGTATAGAGTTAATTACTATATGGAAAGCATCGAGCAACATATACAAAAAGATAAGGAAATCCTAGATAATCCTAGTATTTCCCCACAACAGCGCCGCCATATTGAAGGTGAGTTGCATGAGTTGGAAGAATATGCAGAGCATCACAAGAAAGAGATTGAGGAAGGAGATCATCATGATCCCACATACATTGAACTCTATTGTGATCAAAATCCATCGGAACCAGAATGCTTAGTATATGAAGACTAATGGATAATGCGTTTTCTAATCTAATTCCAGAATATCGTATTGGAAGAGATAACTTCAATTGGTGGATTGGTCAGGTTGAAAAACCATCTAGGACTGAACCCAACATCAAAGGTTCCAATCGATATAAAGTTCGCATTGTAGGTGAACATCTCAAAGATTGTGAGATTGTCCCTGCTGACGATCTGCCGTGGGCATCTGTAATGATGCCTGTGAACTTACCATTTAGTGTTGGAAATGTAACAGGAACGCATGCACAATTAAAGCAAGGATCATGGGTAATTGGATTTTACCTAGATCCAGAAAAACAAAAACCAATTATTATGGGGTCAATTGGCATGACCCCTGGTGCTACTACGGTAGTAAATGAGTTTCAACCTGGAGAATGTAATTCTTTTACGACATTTCTTGACCCAGATATTGATGTCATTAAAGATGGAATTCCAGCACCAGCTAATAACAAAACACAATCATCATCACAAACTGAGGAGAAAACACCTAAAAGAGAACCAAAAAATACTAAAGACGGTGTACAAAGTGGATCAGTTCTCTTTGATGAAACATTAACAGCAGATTTCAATACTACTATAGACCTAGGTCTTGGTATCGATTATAGTCAGTTCCTTGGGAATGGTGATGGAACGTTTGCTACATTTGCTACATCAGCTGAGGGTGCAGAAGGATTACAAACATCAGTGGAACTATCTGTTGGGTGCCCACATCCATGGTCTCCTCCTATACCAGGGTCACAACTTTCTCCTCTCGCTGAAGGATCACCTGCATCAGAAGATTGGTGTCAAGAAAAAGCATCTAAATGTGGTCCTGAAGATCTGAAGACATCAACTACCCGTATTATGGGAGAGTTTCTTGCAGAAGTACAGAGAAACAATGGAAATATTGGTACTTACCTAGTAGGTGAAGCTACTGGAGGAATTTTTGATGCTGTTTATACTGCAAGAAAATATACAAATAAATTTGTTGCTGTCATTAAACACTTTATCGCTAAGATCAAAGGATTTATTATAGAAAAACTCACGGAAGGAGTTGAGGCATTAGTAAAAGCAGTGTTAAGACCAGATGGAACTGGAAATGTATTAACACCTGTAGTGGAGTGGTTTAACACCCAGATCAAAGATCTTGGTTGTAAAATGGCGGACATTGGAGAAAGATTAGTTCAATGGGTAACAGATCTTTTGATGGGCATTATCAATGATGTTTACCAGAGTGTAGCATGTCAGATTGATGCCATGGTCAATGGAATCTTATCTAAACTAACTTCCCTTTTGGAAGATATTATTGAAAGTATTCTTGGACCACTACAAGATCTCTTGGGACCAATTGCTGGCGCTTTAAATTTAGTTGGTGGAGCAATTGCTAAGGTTTTAGATTTCTTGGGCATTACTTGTAGTGGACCTGAAGCAAAATGTAGTGAAGAAGATAGTGAATGCACTAATGGTGAGGAGAAAAAGAAAGAAGGTGACTTCTTAGATGATCTATTAGAAAGTATTGATAATCTATTCCCAGACACTAGTGCTGATACTAATCAGTATGTTTGTGAGGAAGCATATAATGGTAAGAAATTACAACCAACTCGTATTGGGTTCCGTGGTGGTGTATTTGATAGCAATTACGCAGATTCACCTAAGAACAATCCAAACAGTAACTCATACAAGAAAAAGATAGTATATGATATTCAGGATATTGAGGTAGAAGAAGGTGATGATGCAGTATTCACAATCACTAGAAGTGGATATGTAACTGAAGCATCTTCTGTAACTTTCAAAACAGTTGGTGGATCTACTGCAACTCCAAAGAAAGATTTTATTATGGTCACTGATATTGTTGGTTTTGCTGCGGGAGAGACATCAAAAACAATTGAAGTCAGAACAATCAATGATAATGATGATGACGAAAAAGACGAAATCTTTTTTGCTAGAATTAAATTAAACAGTCCTGATGCAACTAGTGATATTACTACTAGATTCAAGAATAACGTCGCGAAATGTATTATTAAGCAGAAAGTCAAAAATGATGTGGACAATTATGATCCATATGATCCATATGAATATACTTTTGATGATATCTTAGATGAAATTGATGAAGGTCTTGATGATGGTATTACAACTATTGATGACGATACAGAAGATGACTCTTCATCTACAGAACCTTCTTATAAAGTGGTTGCAAACAGAAGTTCTGTTAATGCAGGTGAATTTATCATTTACACTGTAACAACAAAAAATGTTCCTAATGGAAGTGTTTTAGCTTATCGTTTATCACCAAACTTTACTCCCAATAACATTATAGGTGGAGTTGTTTCTGCTAGTTTTGTTGTAAGTAACAATTCAGCAAAAATTACTGTTGGAATTGTAGATGAATATGTATCAGAAACTGATGAAGTTTTAACATTTAGTATATCTTCTACAAATGCATCTGCAGATGTTTTAGTTCTATCGAATCAAGATATCAATGATGTAGATGAAGGTGTTGGTGATGATTCTGACAATGTGTTTACAGAACCAACTGAACCAATCGTTGATACAGGCGATATTATTACTGATGATAGTGGAAAAATTATTGAAATTCCAGTAACTATTCCAGGTGGTCCATACACTGAAGCTCCATTTGTAACAGTTGGTGGTAATGGTATTGGAGCATCTGCTACAGCATTGTTAGATAATGACGGATTTGTATCTGAAATCAGAGTAATCTCTGGTGGATATGGATACAGAAAAAATCTAGCATCTAATAACGGCAAGAGATGTATCATTGATACATTTACTTTAATACGTCCTGGATTTGGATATCAAAGTGCTCCAACCATTTACATTAATGATGATCCAGATATTGTCGAAGCAGTCATTAATGATGATGGATTTGTTATAGGTGCTAGGGTATTAAATAGGCAGGTAACCTTTGATGCTATTCCTAAAGTTATTATTGTTGGTGGAGGTGGATATGGTGCAAAACTAATGCCATCACTATCATGTCTACCAGAAGAAAGATTGGTCGAAGTTGGTGCTACTAAGATTGGCACTGGTCGCTATGTAGATTGTCCGTAATATAGAATTATGTCAGTAGGAAAAGGAGTTAAGTCAGCAGCAAAACTACCAACAGGGGTAGCAAAACCAAAAACCGCTCCAGAAACACAATCTTTAGCGGACTGTTTAGATTTTAGTACCTTAATTAAAGCAGAAGGATCTCATATCTACACCAGAAAACTTCCTGGTGAAAATGGTAAGAAAACACTCAGAATTGAAGGACCAGGTGATAGTGCCATGGCACTTGATAGTGAAGGAACTATTCGTCTGATAACAGGTGTTCATGATCCAAACAGAGGCGCAGGAAGTGGTAAATTATGTATTAAATCTAATGGTCAGCAGCAGCTACACACAGAACCATCCATAATTCAATACAATGCTGGTGGAGAAAATAAAGATGCATTGAACGTTCTTTGTTATGGTGATGTTGTCACTGAAGCAAGAGGTTCTGAGTATACTGTTAGAGCAACTAAGATAACTTTTATCGCAGATGAGGAGTTAACCCTACAAGGTCATGGTGGTGTCAAAATCCAAGCAGGTCAAAGTGGTAAGGGAACCATTGATATGGTCTGTGGTAATTTAAATCAAAGAACCGTAAACTATAAAGAAGTTATTAGTGGTCAAAAAAAGACAGAAGGTGTGTCTGAAGAATCTGTAGTGCAATTTGATCCTAGAGCATCTGTAAACATTGTATCTGCTGGATCTATTAACCACAAAATTATTGGCGACATGCAGCAACAGATTGGTGGTGCATATCATGTAGATATATTAGGTAAGAAAATTCCAGGTGGACTTCTTACAGGAGATGGTATATTAAATTCATACCAAGTCAAAACAGTAGTGGGAAATGCTGAAATTTCCGCAATTGCAGGTAACGTTAGCCTTAAAGGACTGTTGATATACTTGAATTGATAAGTTAAGGTTATCACATCCATTGGATATCCGTATTGCCAACTGGCACAAGGGGGGTTGATTTTTGGTCTCAACCCTGATAAATTAACTTTGTAGCAATCAGAGAAGGTGCTTCAACTAATCGCACCAACTCACTTGACGCTTTCTGCATCATGTGCTATACTTTTAAAGCAGTCGGGAACAACCGACTCTCCATCTGCGGGTAACCACTCCGCAAGAAAACAAACAAACGAGGAAAAATTTCAATGATCAAATCCGCATTCGCAGCCACCGCTGCTCTGTCCATGTCTGCTGGTGCCGCTTTTGCTGGTCCCTACGTTAACGTAGAAGCAAACTCAGGATTCACTGGATCCAGCTACAACGGAACCGCCACAGACCTTCACGTAGGTTACGAAGGCGCTCTTGGTGAGAACGCTTCATACTACGTCCAGGGCGGTGCTACTGTCGTCTCTCCTGACGGTGGCGAAAGCGACACCGTTCCTTCTGGTAAGGCAGGTCTTGGTATCGGTTTGACCGATGCTCTGGGTGCATACGGTGAAGTTAGCTTCGTCGGTTCTGGCGACAGCAACATCGACCGTGGTTATGGAACCAAGCTGGGTCTCAAGTACAGCTTCTGATTCACGGATAGTGTGATATAATAACAAGGGACCTACGGGTCCCTTTTTTATTCTAAATAATCACGACTAATGAGAGGAATATGCTTTCTACTCAATACCGACTTCGATTAGAATTTATTTGTAAGAAAATTGCAAATGGTGAAGAAGTCAAATTAGACGATATGGTCTGGGCACAAAAACTTGCAAAGGCACATACCACTGCTAGAGATTGGTTACAACAGGCACGGAGACAAGCTGCTCAAGACATTGAGGAGGGCAGTATTGATGATTTTATGAATAGGATGGGTTTAGGAGATCCCGATCCATCCAATCATAAAACGGGATTCGACAGTGCTGATGATATCAAAGATTGGTTTATGAGAGACAAACCTGATGACTGGAGGCAACGAGATTGAGTAGTAAGATGCTATTCCTGGTTGATATTGGTAATGGCAGATGTGTCAGTCATGATGGATATATTCAACTCGGTATCTTCTCTCATACAGTAGAGAAACATCTTGAGTTATGTCCTGAACAAGAATGGCAGGTTACTTATTGGATGCCTGATCCATTTTGTATTAGGTATCCACGACCTAACTATCAACATACTATGAAGGCGAATGAAGGTTCACCTAGAACTGACAATGCTGGTGATAGTAGACCAAGAGATTTCCCAGATCAAGCAATGAATAGATTGGAGAGAACATTATGAATGATTTTCTAGACAACTTGGGTGCTAATCAATATCAAAAGATGCATCAACCCAAGAAGATTAAGATTACTCCCCAAACATATATTGATATGAATAAGGAGTTTGAGGAGGAAGATTATCCCTTCCGAATTGCTGTTCCTACTCAGGAAGCAATTGATAAATGGCAAGCAGAGATACCACCACATATTGGTGTTGTTCACGAACATGATATGGTACAAGAAATGTGGGACAAAATTGGAGGCAGACCTAATGGCGCTGGGTAATCAAGTAGAAGAATCACTCAAAGAAGCAGAACAATCTCTTAGAAATGCACTTGCTTTTGCTGCTAGAGGCGAGAGACCAATTGTATGTAAGCAGATCTCTGAATTAATCACTGATATTACTTCAATCTCATCCTTTGACTCTATTATGGATACTATTGAGGAGTATAAAAATGAGTGAAGAGAGCAAAAAAGCAACTAATTTGTGCATAGCAAAAAATATGGTTTCTAGTTTGGAATCTTTACTCGATGGAAAGGCTACATATTACGAGTGCAGTGATTTAAAATCTAAGCACAAAAAAATTGTAATTGAATACGATCGCCAAAACAAATGACAACAGCAGTAATCTATTCAAATGGTAGTCAAGAATGCGAGCGTATTGCTCAGCTTCTTCAATCCATCTCAACAGAATTTCATAAGTATGAACTCGGACGACACTTTGAGCAGCATCAATTTGAAATGGAATTTGGGGGAGATGCATCATACCCTCAAGTTTCATTGGGTAACAAGCATATTGGTAATATGCATGATACACTAAACTACATGAAGAACATGCACATGCTTGACAAATGACCAGGTGTCATATAGAATATAAACACACAAAACCTCATCATGAATTATAAACCTTATAGTGTAGAATGGAATAGAAGGCGTTATCTAGCAGAAGCTATTAAAACCTACTTTAATGATGATGTTGACCCTAACACCATTGTTGATGACATTCGTGATGTCCTCACAGAGGAGATCGATTACTATAGGGGACGTGCTAATGATTTGCAACAAGTAATGGATGGTATCCAAAATGACTAAAAAGACCCTTAAGAAGATTGATAGACACGGACATGAAGAAACTTGGGAGTGGGAAGAAACACCAGAATTAAAACAGTTCATCAAACAGCAGTCAATCATTAAACTGTCTGCGCCACCCACACGCCCCACTTAATCTGCTATAATAAAGGAGTTGAGAGGTAAACTACAATGTGTTTCCTTACGCGAAACCGCCTCTCACAACTGCGAGT